TTGATTAGCACCCTGATTAACTAAGTTAATTATGGTTGCTCTATTATCAATTAATAATTCTTTAATACCTCTAACATCATTTGCTTGAATATTAAATGTTATATTCATTCCACCACCTAAATCTTGATTAGGTATAATAGTTCCACTTGTTGAAGGGACAAATAATTCTCTACCACGTTCTCCAACTACTGCTGGTTGTCCTGCGTTTATTGCACCACCTTCTGCCATAAATAAAAATTTACCTATGTCAAATAACATTTGTGCATCTGAATTTCCACCACCAGACTTAGCACTAGCTTGTTTTTCATTTTCTCTTGTTATTGCTCTTTCAACAGCAAGTTTTTCTAGCAACTTTCCTATTTGTTGCACTATTTCAAATGTTTCTAATTTTTTGTAAAATAAATTTAATATTTCTCTACCCAATATTTCTATGCTTGTTTTTAAAATACTAATTAATAATGTTTGACCAATATTTTTAAATACATCTGACAATTCTTTTCCCAATACTATTGATTCAGCAATCTTTTCTGAGAATTGCGATATACCAGCATTAAGTGTATCTGTTATTGTTTTTGTTAATCCTGCTGTTGTAAAAAAAGCATCATTAATTAAATCAAGTTTGTTTTGATTATCTTCAATAACTCTTTTAATAACTAATTGAAAATCTAATAGTGCAGGTACTTTTGTTTCTGTTTTTGGTAGTCCAGTTGATCTGCCAGTTATTTCTGTTGGTGATGTAAAAGACCCCTCAACATTTAAAGGTAATCTTTTGCCAGTAATTTTATTGTAAAGTTTAATATATTCATTAGAGAATTGATTAAATTCTTTTCTTAAGTCTTTAAGAATACTGTTAAAAACTAATAAAGCACCACTAGCTGTTGTAAGTATAAATTCAGATATACCACCTAAAAATTTTAATAATGGTTCTCCTTCTTTATTTAACAAAGCAAAAGCTTCAGCTAAATCATTAACACCTTGTGTAAGTCCATTTTTACCTAAATTCAATAAAGCTAAATCGGCTTCTTTACCAATTCTTGATAAAGCTACTGATAAATTATTTGCTCTAGCTTCTGTTGCACCAGCAAAAGATTTTTCTAACCCATTTAGTAAAGCTTCTAATATTTTGTTTGCACCTCTAGTTGTTTGAGCAAATTTCTCAATACCATCTTTTGATAAACCTAATTCAGTTTCTAATATTTTAAATGCAGGTATTCCTTTTGCTACTAATTGATTTAAAGATTGTAAACCTAAACCACCTTGAACTCCTTTAGCAAATAATCTTGTTAAATCATTTAGAGTATCTAATTGATCTGTTGAAGCTGAAGCAGTATCTGTGAATACTTTTAAAAGTCTTTCAGTTGGGTTAATTCCAGCAGTAGATAAAGTTATAAAAGAATTTGCTAAATCTTGAACTGAAAATGTAGATCGTTTAGTAGAGTCAATTAAGAAATTTAATACTTGTGTTCCGTTCTCAGTAGAACCAGTTACTCTTGATAATACAGTTTGTAAATCTTGAAATTTTTTAGTTTGATTAACTACTCCTACGATTGTAGCACCAGTAGCAAATCCTAATATTGCACTCTTAACACTTAAAAAAGATGTAGCTAGACTATTAGATTCTTTATTTGTTTGTTTGAGATTGTTTTGTAAATCAGTAAATGCTTTTTTTGTGCTATCTATTGCATTAAGCTTTATGTTTAATTGCTGATCTGCCATATTGTTGTTTCTCTTTTTCTGCCTTCACTTTAAAGTAAGCTATCCAATAATAAAATTCATCTTGAGTAAAACACAAGACTTCTTCCATACTTAGTTTTAATTCTTGACCCAAAGCAAGTATGGAATACAACTCAGAATCAAATCTTACTTTTTTTCAGCTTCCTCGTAAGAAACACCAGCTAACATTTCTGTTGCTACTCTAGCTATAACATTTGCATCAGCATTATTCAATAATGTTAGCTTATCATCTAGCTTAAATATTTTATTTCCTTCTGAGTCTTTGGCTTTTAAAACGATTGCATCTACTAATACTCCTAGATCATCATTCTTAGCACCTTTAAATAGGTTTCTTTTTTCACCAAGTGTAAATGGTGAGCAGTATATTATTAAAGGTTTGCCTTCCTCGCCCCACTCAGCAACCTCAATCTTTTTAATGCCTAAAGATTCAAATTGTGCCTTCACTCTATCTATTACGTTCATATCTTCCTTTTCTAATTAATAATTAATTACGCAGTTCCTAATGTTATTGCACCAGTACCTGTAAATGTTACTTCAGCTTCTACCATTCCATCAAAAGATGCTGATATGTTGCTACCAGTTATGATTGCATCACCATAGTAATACTTGTCGCCTGAACTTGCACCTTCTGGGTACACTTTCAAAGCTACTGATGTTCCTAGCACTAAAAGTAATTGACCAGCATCAAGTTCATCAAAAAATAATGATGCTGAACCTGACCAACCTTTTAAAGCAGATTTATATGATCTACTAGTATCTCCCATTGAAGTATCTTCAATAGTGTCAGCAGTTTGTTCTAAAGAGTAACTTCTAAGTTCTCCTACTACTGTTGTTGCTACTTTTATAGTTCCTTCTGAACCAGTATGAGTTGCCATGTTGTTCTCCTTGTTTGTTTATATTAAGGTGTGCCAGAAGTGTATTGATACATTACTCGCACTACCATTCTGATACCACCTACTGGGAATAAAACTCCCTCATCTGTACTTACTTCTACTACTTGAGTTTGTTTTGCATACCCACCTCGTGTTCTATCAGAATTTAATCTAGTTTCAATCGTAGTGATTAACTCATTACGTTTTGTGTCAATATTTGTTGTAGTTCCTTTTACATATCCAACAATTACAAAGTCAGCAGTTGCTTGTCTTGTAATAGTGCTTGATGTCATTGTTTCATCTGATCTAACTTCATTACCAGATTGCACGAAACAAGCTGGATATTGTTGTTCAGATAATTCATCTACGTTAAATGGTTCTCTAGTAACTTTTTTTAAAGTAATTGGTGATGTGCCAGTTGAAATTGCTGTTACTATATTTCCTGCTATATCTTCTCGTTTACTCATAATTTACTAAGCTTGTTATATGTTTGCATAAATACATTCATTATTGGTTGTATTTCTTTTGAACCAATAGCAAAGAATTTACGTTTCTTTTGATTGCCTAAAGCTTTAACATTTTGGAATTTGTTAGCAAAGTAAATAATAGCAAAACTTGGATTTGATCTTTGTGTAATGTTAGATAACATTTGACCTGAGAAAGTTAAATCTGGGTATTGTGTTTGTCGCCCAGCATTTTGTCTAAATGTTTTATAAGCTTCTGTATATGGTGGGAATGAATTACCATCAGCACTCATACCTCTAGTAGTTCTTTGTTTAATTAAACCCATTAAGAACTCGGCAGTTCTTCCTAATGCAGTTTTAACTATTTGTGGTTGTTCTCTTATTTGCTTTTCAAAATTCTTAGCAACTTGTAAAGAGTTATCCTCAACAGTTATTTTCATCTAATTAGTTTAAGTCTATGATAAGGTGCTTTTTCAGCATCTTGAACTGTGTTGCTGTCATCAGCATCATATTCAACACCATCTCTTAGTATAGATTCAAATTCATCAGCATACATTTGTTTGTAATGTTTCATCATAACTTGGAATCTATCTAGGTTATCGTTTGAGTTAAATTTAGTTAATTGTGGACAAGCATAAAAACCTATTACTCTAAATACACTTAGTCTTTTAAACTGTGAATCAGTTAATAGTGTTGCGTCCATTTCAGTTGTGTTTAGGATAGCTATATCTCTATAAGTTTCTTTTGAGTAAACTGGAAACCATCTTATTCTTAAATCTCTTTCTATATCTGCTCTTGCTAATGCGTGGTAATCGTTTGGTGATGTAAAACTTGCTATTCCAAATCCTAAAATGTCTGGTTGGTAAACTTGTAAATCTGTATCAGTAGAAAAATTAGCCATAGTAATATTTAGTTGGTGGGGTTTTTACACCCCACCGAAGTTTAATTAAAGAGCTGTATCAACTTTAACTGTTACTCCGTAAGTGTCTTTTAATACACCTGAACCAACAGTAATAGAAGCTACGATCTCAGTTGCTCTTAGAGAAGCATCTCTTTGAGTTTCAACTTTGAAATCTTCTTTTAATGCTAAACCGATTGATTGTGGGTGAAATACTCCACCGAATGAATCGTCATAAGCATCAATAGAAATGTTTGCGTTTTCAAAAATATCAATACCAGCAATTCTACCGATATATCCATTTCTTAAAGCTTCATTTCCAATTTCAGAAATAGCTGCACCAACACCATTTGTGTAAGCTGGGTTAGTTAAAGTTTTCTTTAAATTGAAAGTAGCTTTAGGGTGAAACACAGCATAGTAAGGTGCAGGTACATTTGCACTTCTTAAAATTGCTTGTGCTTTGAAAAGCAAGTCTGCTGTTAATTCTGTTCCAGCACCACCTTGATCGTTTGCAGAAGCAAAGTCATCAAGTAGAGCAGCTAGATCAGTATCAACTTTCTTAGCGATTGCTTCACCGAATAATTTTCCAATATCAGCACCAACATTACGACTAGCTGAATCTCTAGCTAAGTCAGTTAAAGTTGTCATAACACCGATTTCAGAAGCTGTGATAGTTGCTGAAGTTGGGTTTACTGCTGTATTAGATAAATCAGAAGCTTCGTTTACTGCTGAAGCACTGATTGTTGGGTACACAGGAACTTCAATAGTTTTACCTGAACCACTTATTGGGTAAGTAGTTACAAGTGGTCTCATAACTGAAGTTTCTTGGAATGTGAATATAGCTTCTTGAGTTATATTCGTAAATAGTTCACTTAAAGTTGAACTTGTTGTTTCGTTTGCCATTGTTTTTTTATAGTTTATTGTTGTTGTTAGTTATTTTCATTTTAAATATACCTTGCTCTCGTTGTTTCCTCATGTCAGCATATACTTTTCTGTCATTAGGATTACTTAAATCAAGATCACCAATATTAACTTGCTTTGGAGTAGCACCACCAACTTGACTTCTGCTTCCTGCACCACTTGGTGTAGAGGAAACATGATGTGGGTTGTTTTTTAAATATTCGGCTACCAAATCATTAACTGACATTGGTTCACCTTTGTCTGAATATCTAGGAGTTCCATCTTCATTGATAACTTCAACAGAACCTTGTTCGTTAAGTCTAACATTTGATCTTAGTAGTTGTTTAACTTCTGCTGGTTTAACAGCTTTCATTCCACTAGCTACATTGACTAAAGTTTCGTCTATACGAATCCTTTTTAATTCAGTCTCCAACGATTGAATTTTTGAATCCTTTTTTGATACTGTCTCCTTCAGAACTTTATCAAACTCGCCACGTTGTTTAGCGATTTCTAGTTCTTTAAGTTTCTTTTCCTCTAGTAACTTTTTGGCTTCTTCAATATCAATGCCATCAAGTTTATTAGAAACAGATTTTTTATATCTATCTAAACGTCTTTGAACTATGTTTTCTAACTGCTCGGCAGTAAAAACTTTATTCTCAGTTGTTTCTGAAACTTCGTTTACTCCAGCATTTGTTTGAGTTGCTGTATTCTCAACCGACTCTACTTTTACTTGGTCGTTCATTGTTTGTTCTCCTTCTATATTGTTATAATTGTCAATTATCAAGATAATTGTAAAAATGCAACAAAGTTGTTGCTAAAATGTTCTATTCTATTGTGTATTCAAATGAACCATCTTCTTTGATAGTTCCCCACTCAGGGTCAACTGGTTGCCAATGATGTCTGCAATTATAACCACCTCTATCTATAAATGGGTCGCTTCCTGATTTACCTTGCCATTCTTGTTGCCATATTTCTCTAGCTTCTTCTTCAGTAAATACTTTGTTTACATTCTCTACGCAGAAATCTCTACTATCTCTAATAACAGTTCCATAATAAACATAGCTAGTTAATCCTAATTCATCTGCTCTATACTTTGCAAACTGTCCATCAAATCCCATTAAAGCATCTTGTACTATTTGAGATGAATAGACTGCAAGATTAGCACCTGTAACTGTTGAACCATAAGTTTGTTTAAGTTCATCTACTGCTGTTTTAAATTCTTCTGTATTTGTTTTACCAGCGATTCTTTGTTTCTGTACGAAGTCCACAAGTTCTTGTTGCTTTCTTGTATCTGCTTGTTGGTAGATTCCATTAATCTTATCTCTAACTGTTTGTACTACTTCCTGAAATGGTTTGCCTACTAATGTAGATTGATAAACTTCTTGTGCTAATGTGTTTGTAAATTCAGTAGCTAGATTTTGGAATTGACTAAATGCAACTTTCTTTAGTTGTTGGATTGTTTCTAAATCAGCTTCAGTAATTTGTTTAAACTCAGCAGGGATTGGAAGCTTACCATAAGTTGCAACAATAGTTCCTGCAATCTTGTCGTAATCATTTATGAATGTTTGTACTCTTGCTAAGTAAAGTTCTTCTATTGCTTGTTGTAGTTTTGGTCTTATTTCAATTGCAAGTCTTGTATTAAATAATGCACCATCTTGAATAGGAAGTTCTGATATTGTAGCTACAACTCTTTGCTCTAAAGTTCTTAAAGTATCGTTTAATAATCTTTGATGTTGTGCTTCTAAATTATTTACTGCTTTCTCTCTTATGCTTTGAAGTTGCTGTAATAAATCTTGTGCCACATTAAATTGTAGGTAATGTTATTGGTTGTGGTTGGAACTCGCCAAGTGCTTGTGTGTTACTATCAATCTCTTGGTCAATTACAGTTAAAGTTTCATCATTATCAATTACAGTTCTAGCTATTTGTTTATCTAGTTCTTTTGTAAATGTAGTTGATTTAATATTAGAAGCTTTAGCTTGTTGTAATAATTCTAAATCAGTTGCCCAGTCTCTAATGTCAAATGTAGTTGGGTACATAATCTCTCCATCAAATACTGTCTCTTGCCATAATGCAAATAGTCTCCAAATTTGTTCTTCTGCAAGTTCCATAAGTTTAGATTTTTGTGCAAGTCTAGCATTTAATAATTGGAACTCAGTTCTTAGTGCTATGCCAGATTGTATTCTTTCACCAGTTGCTCTAATAGAACCAACGTGAGATAATCTGTTTATTGCTTCTACTTTGTGCATAATAGATTTTAAAACACCATCTAAATTACTTCCACTTGGTTGCAAGATATAAGGTTTTAAATTAGCATCAATGTTATCAGGAATTTCTATAATAGAACCAGCACCACCAACAGCTTCAGTATCTCTAGTTTTAACTAAGCTTGGGTGATTTGATATTCTAATAATTTGTTCAATCTCAGATAGTTCATTGTAAATAGATTTTTGTAAATCAGCTATATCAGTTAAATCAGAAACTCCTAAACCTCTCATAGGTGATCTTTGATTGTATAAAATAACAGCAGGAATCTTTCCAATAGGATTAGGAACTGACTCTACTAAAACTGGTTCATCTCTATTTGATGTTGGTAAAAATACTGTGTCTATTTTATCTTCGTACCAAATCTTATAACATTCTTTGTCATCTTCAATAGATTCTCTAATCTTTAAATATTCTAAATAGTAATATCCATTTGGTGATCTAGTATATTTCCAGTCTAATACGTTCTCAGGAGTATATACGTTTAAATATGGTCTAATGTTTTGTTCTAATTCTTCTCCTCTAGTCATTACATTCGTAGATGGTTTGTCCACGAGAATCCAACAATGTCCATAAACAGAAGCATAGTTTTGTACTTCTCTCATTAGAGCATCAAATGTTCTACCTTCATAATCTGCATCATCTAAGAATTGATCTACTGATGGGTCGTCTTGTAATGTTCCAAGTTCTCTAGTTGGTGGAACTCTAAATAAGAATGATGAATAAATATCAATTACGTTTCTTGCGTGGTTATCTAATGGTGTGTAGTTTAATCTTTTAAAGTATTCTGATTCTAATTCTAATTGGTATTCTTGTAAGAACTTTCCGTCTTGGTATTCTTTACCACCTAAATATGATCTGATGAAATATTCCCATCTAGGCATCATACCTTTGTATTGTGAGTGTTGCTGTTCTATTTCTTTTCTTGTGTAAGCCATTATGAAAATCTCTTAGGTTCTGATTTAGGTAAGTTTGAAGTAATTGGGAAGATGTATTCTATTGCGTAACCTAGTGCGTCAGTCATATGATCGTAGCCATTACTTTTTTCAGGTTGATTTGTACCTTCTTTGTAAACTTGTTTCATTAAGCTATTAATTAGTGTTTTGCAAGAAGGATTAATAAAAATACTCCTCTTTCCATCAAATGCCTTCAGTTTACTATTAACAGAATTAATCCTGTCTCGTACTAAAGCATGAGTAGATTTACATTTAACATTTAAACCAGCATTTTGCAAGATTGTTAAATCTGTTCTACCACCAGCAGAAGTCTTACGTTGTCTTGAAGCTGGGTCAGGGTAAACTATGATTTTACTCTTAGAATATCTGTTAAGTAATTCATCAACCAATTCATCAGTATTAGAACTATAAATAACTATCTCATCAAAGAAATAAGCTATCCCATTCTTAATATGAAATAAACAAGCTGACATGGGGTCAATGTTCATATCAAGTCCCACGTGAATAATAGCATCTTTGTCGTACTTACATTCTTGAACATTTTGTTCTCTATCAAAGTTGTAATAAACAACTCCTGAGTATGTTTCAAATGAAGCTAAATATTCTTGTCTAAATGTTCTCTCGTCTAAATCTTTTTTTGCTTGTTCTATTTCTTCTGCATCAACTTGACCACCATCTAATGTTGTGTACTTAAATGATTTCCATTCAAGGTCATCTCCTAAACCCTTTTGGTAAATCTCATAAGACCAGTTACCAAATCCTCTTGGTGTACCTATAAATAATACATTACCAGTAACGTGTTTATCTGAAATAGTTGGTCTTAGAACTTCTGTCCAAGCTTCAACTGGTATGTCTGCATACTCATCAAGCAATAGAAAGTCCAATCCTACTCCTCGTAAATTGTCTGGTGATTTATCTGCACCTTTTAAACTAATCTGTGAACCATTCCTAAGCACTAAAGATAGTTCTGTTTCATTAGCATATTTAATCCATCTCTTTTCAGTAGTAAGTCTTTTGAGTTGTTTCCACATAATCTCTTTAGACATTCTGTAAGTTGGTGCTACATAGAATATCTTTGAGTTAGGTTTTCTACTTGCGAATCTTAATAGTTCATACATGGCTAAGTGTGTCTTGCCGAATCTTCTTCCTGTAATAAGAACTCTAAATCTTTTTGGACAAGTATATACGTCTAGTTGTGGTTTACTAAATGGCATTTATAATTCCTCTTTGAATAAGTTTAGTAATAACTTCTTCTTCCAATTTAACATCATGGTTATAACCTTTATTAGTTCCAATGTGTTGTACTTCTTCCATTGTATATCTGTTCTTAGTTTTAAAGAAATCAAATCCTGTAATAGTTACTTTGCATTGACAATGATTGAGTAGCCAATAAATTGCAACAAAGCCAGTAGTTGGTCTTTGGTAATTATATCTTTGTGTCATTAAGTTATATTCTTCTTTGTTCCATAGCCAAGCTTTTTTCTTAACCCATTCAGGCATACGATCTGCTCTTGTTCCTTCTTTTTCAAAGTTAAGTCTTACAATGCAACGTATATCAGGAATAGTTTTTAATTTATTATGTCCCTCAGTAACTAGGTTATTAATCCATACATCACATGGTTTGTCTTTAACTCCAAGATTCATTCTAACTATTGAATTGTATTTACTGTAATCAATCTGGTTTATTTTCTCACCATTACCAATTAACAATACGTTCTTGCCTTTAAAGTATTCGTAAGGATTAAACATTTCTAATTACTGCTGTGTTTGGTTTTAAGTCTTTGTGCATTTCAATCGTGTAAGGTTTGTGCATAAAAGAAAATGAGTCTATTCTATCTGCATCATGTATTACAACTGTGTCTGTATGTTTTAAGATATGGTTAAGATGTTTGATTCTATCTTTAACTAATTGTTCATGGTCTAATAAGCACATTCCAAACCTTTGTGTTAATGGTATTTCTTTTTCAAAATCTATTTGTATTTGCTGATAATGTGAACCGATTAAATAGTCAAATCTTCTAGCCCAGTTAATCTCTTGAACAAATGATATTACTTTAATTCCTTTGGCTTTTGCTATCTCAACTAATAATGGTGTTGAATAATAACCACAACCTGTTTCCATTATATCTGCATTACACTTTAAAGCTTCTCTAACTAATATCTGTTGATGTGTTGCGTAATCATCTATGAATTGTTTTTCTTCCACCATATATTTTGAAATGTCAGTTATGGCTTGATTATCAGTTGTTAATAAATAATCAACTTTAGATAGCTTATGATCTTTAAAAGTTTCCCATATACTTGTACCAACCTTAACTGCATGACCCAAGTTTGTATAAACTAAACAATCTATGTGGGTGTAACCTTTATCAATAGCTGTCTTTAGTCTTTTGTTGCCGAATATGCAGATAAGATAATCACTAGCCCAGACTATTAGTGGATTAAATAGATTATCAATATCAGGTAATGTTTTTAATCTGCGTTTAGCTAGATTGTCGTTCAGGTATAAATTATCTCGTTCTGATCTTACTTTTAGACTAAGCCAATTATGTTTATTAAATTGGTTAGAGTATTTGATGAACTTAATTGGTACTGAGATTATGTTTGGATTTCTGTTCTGACTTACGAATCTTCTCTCTAATAATCTTTTTTCCATCATCTCCTGTCCAATGTAATGTTTTAGCTATATCATTATTCTTGCCTAATCTTAAACCATGATATTCGTCTGGTAATCTATTGATCTTAAACTCATGTGCTACTTTGTTAAATGCTTCTTGATCTGATCGTTCTTGTCTCATCTCACATCTATCAAACCATTTATCTAATACCTTCTTATCTTTGATTCCTACTATACCTGTTTGCCATCTATCTCCTCTTACTGCATGGTCTTTGCTTATAAGGTAATCGTCTGTTAGCATATTAAACATATCTGATATATCTGTCTTGATTTCTATGTCGCAGTCTAACCAGATTATTTGTGTTGCAGGAACTTTCATCATAGCTTTGGGTTTATAGAACCAAGTTCTACCATCTGATGCTACCATGAATTGATTTGGATATTGTTTTAAGAAACCAAAGTTAGCTATGTATAATGGAATCTTAATATGCTTATAATAACATTCTAAGAACCAATCTAAGATGTCTATGTAATCTTTGTCTGCACCAGTTACAAAAGCTTTCATAATTGAATCTTAATAGTATTTGTATAAACATTAAACCAGTCTGATGAATAATCACAATCTTCATAATTCTCAAAGTAACAACCACCTTCTGTAAAGTGTATGTTCTTAGCATTAGTGTTGTTTGGGTATTCGCCAACTAACCAGTTCCATTCTAAAGGTAAACCACCAACATTATCAGTCCATTTGAATTGATGAAGTTCTAATCCTGATGCAGTATCTACATATTCTTTTGTAAGCTGTTTGCATTTAGCTGTATTCATTAGCATTAGACTAGACCAGTTCTTTTTCTCATAAACAGTTTGTATTTGATTGCCGAACTTAGATAGATTCTTAGGAACGTAATCATGCTGACAAACCATAACTGCATAATCATCATTTCTTAAATCCCATAGTTCTTTGATGTCAGCTTTAAATAACATATCGCAATCTAGGAACAATGCCCAACCATCATAGTTCATAAGATGAGGAACTATAAATCTACTAAATGAAAACTCAGTAGATGATAAAGTGTTTCTTGGTCTTGTGAATGAGTCTCTTAGGTTTGGCAGATAAAGTGGTGTGAATCTAACTGCTACTGAACTGTGTCTTAGTATGCTTTCTGAAAGTATATGATAAGCTATTTTCTCTTTGCTATCATATCCAATAAAGACATTAATCATTGGATTGTAGCTTTTTGATTTCTATATCCTTTGCTTGTACTTCCTCGTTTAATCTGTCTATTTCTTTTTTAAGATTATAAATTACTACTTCAAGATCGTTTGTTCCTCGCAAACTTTTATCTAGCATCTTAGGTTTCATACGACCACACATTTGTTCCACTTCCTATTTCTTTCTGTTTTGATAAGTTCTTAAATACCTTCTGCCTAAAGCTACTGCTTCAGATTTGCTTTTACCTCTATAACCCCAAGCTTCTAAAGATAGTTTTAATCTAGTTTTTCTATCCTTCTCGTCAAATAATCTACCTCTAGCACTTCCCATTCTAACTAGGAATGAACCTTTGCGTCTTAGTTGTAATGCCGAACTTGGTCTACCTTTTACTGGTGGTCTTAGATTGCTACCAGTAGCACGATTGTATCTTGATCTACCAGATGCACTCAATCCACCTTTTTTATTCTTGTCAGATTTTCTTAGACTAAATTTTATCATACTTTTTTAAGTTTAAAGTTACAGGTGCTTGTTTTTTTACCTTCAGGTTGTGCTTTTTCATAAGCAAATCAACTATACACTTATGACAAGCTTTGATGTGTTGTTCAAGCTTATTAACCATTGGTCTCTTACAAAATAAACATTTACTTGCCATCTTCTACCTTCATTTCAATAACTTCTGTTTTATCCTCTACTATATCGTAAATTGGTAAAGGTGCGTTGTTGTCAGATTCAAGGATTTCGTTTCTTTGTCCAAGCATTTGTTTACCTAACCAAATCAACATAACTACATTACCCTTTTCAACTGCCATTTGCCATTGTTTCCTTCTCAATGAAATATTGCCTTCTGATCTCCCTTTGTCTATTTCTGCTGAAAAATTATTGTGTAATGTATCTCTATGGCAACCAAAGAAGTCTGCCATTTCTTGCATAGAACAATGTAATCTAGCTAATCTTCTAACTTGTTCTACATCAATATCAAGCTTTGGTCTGCCTACCTTTTTCTCCTCAGATTGAATTGTAAGTTTTTCCTGTTTGCTCATGTATTGCTTCTTTTCCTGTATATTGTTGCCACCTTTGTATTATTACATCACAATACTTTGGATCTAGTTCCATTGTATGATTAATTCTATCTGACTTTTCACAAGCTATTAATGTGCTACCAGAACCACCGAACAAATCTAAAACTATATTTTTTGGTCTAGAACTATTGTTGATTGCTCTATAAGGAAGTTCAACTGGCTTTTGTGTTGGATGTTTGTATTTTGTGTCTTTGTTTATCTTCCACAAATCTGATTCGTTTTTGATTTCAGGGTCAATTAGTCCATCAAACAATATAAACTCGTGTTGATGTCTATATCCTCTTCCTAATCCAAATACATTCTTAGCCCATACTATACAAGCTTTAGGTTTTAGTTGTGATTGCAAGATTCCATAAAAAGCCCAGTTACAGCATATGTAATATGTGTTTATGTTTAATTCTTTTATGTTTTTTAATATGCTTGTTATAAGCAGGTTAAATTCATTTTCTTCTAAGTCATCATTTTTAATAACTTCAAACTTTCCACTTCTTCCATT